ATTCCGGTTCGCTTCGTTAAGAAGCGAACCCAGTAACACGCCTAGTCGGGGCGTAGCGCAGTCCGGTAGCGCACTAGCATGGGGTGCTAGGGGTCGAGTGTTCGAATCACTCCGTCCCGACCATATTATTCAATGAGTTAGGCCAATGTTCACAGCATTGGCCTTTTTCATGTGCGTGACTTTTGCGTGACTTGTCTTTTTTTCACGCCTGCTTCCTCTTCAAAATTGTCAGGACCGGTCCGCGAGAATCGGTTGCTGATACCATGTTGGCAGCTTCGATCAGATGCCCGAGCTCAGCGCCCGAGTAGTGACTGGTGATGCTGCCGTTCTTGTGGCCCAAAAGTGCTTTCCTGTCTTCCTCGGTGACGCCTGCTGCGCGAAGTCGGCGGCCAAACGTGTGCTTGAGGTCGTGGATCCTTATGGATGCATAACCTGGGTGAGCGGGGCGAAGGTTTTCCTCCTGCCAGAGTTTCGCCGCTCTCACCCGTGCCTTCTTCCAGGCCGAATCGTTCATCCGGTGCATCGCGGTGCCGTTGTATGGGAAAACCCATTCCTTGCTGATTCCGCGCTGTTTCTCGATGATCGACTTGGCCACGCTGTTGAGCACGACCAGGCGCTCGTCGCCGTTCTTCACCCCTGATCTCTCATGCCGGCCGCCGAAGTCAGCGGGTATCAGAAATACGCTCGTGCCGAGTTCCGGCACCGCGATCTCCCAATCCCACCTCAGCTTGCATACCTCTTGCTCTCTCGTGCCGGTGTTCACCTTGAACAGCGCCATCGTTTGCAGGTGCGCCGGCAACTCAGCAAAAAGAATCGACTGCTCCGGCCACGACATGGGGTACGGCTTGCGGCTCGACTTCTTCTCTTCCAGCTTCGTGAGCATCGGCACGCTATCAAGCCACGGCCTGCGCTCATCGTCTCGCCACTTTCTGGCACACAACGACAAAACCCGAACCACCCGCTCGATCGAGATATTCACCGTTCTGTTGCTGACACCCTTCTTCACCTTCCCGCCTTCAAGCTTCTTCGTCGCTAACCGATCCTTGATGAATGGCACCAGGGCCTGGTCATCAATGTGCGTCAGCGGCATGTCGCCGATGAAGGGGTCCAGCTGGGAAAGGTGGTGTGCTGACAACTTGATTGAAGGCTGATCCTTGAACTCGAGTAGGAAGCGAGTCGCCGCCTCCCGCCAGGTTCTGACCTTCTTCACGCCGTACACCTTCTGCTGCCGGATCTGCTCCAGCCTGAAGATCAGGTAGCGCTCCGCTTCTTCCCGGTCACCAGTTCCAGTGCTTTCGTAAAGTCGTTCTCCGTTGATTTTTTTGTCGATATGCCAGATGCCTTTCCTCTCGGAGAGCCCTGTGATCGATTTTCGCGCCATGATTTATCTCCTTTCTGGCGCTCGCTGCGGGGCGATTGTTGCTCCGTTGCGCCTTTTTTATCAATCGCCTTTGCCTCGACGTAAGCCGTGGCCCAGTCGTCCAGCTCCTGCCGGTCAAACCCAACGCCGCGCCCGCCGATGGGGAATTCGCTGACGTAAGGCCGGACGGTCTCGTCGAAAATTGCTCTGCACATGCCCAGATAGCCAGGCGCTTCCTTTGCACGAATGAATCGGGGGATCAGCTGCTGAGCGCCCACTTTTACCTCCCGCCGGCCGTGGGCCGCGCTGTCTTGATGATGTGAACGGCCAGGCCGAAGGTGATGAGCAGCCAGGCGCAGGTGCCGGCGATGGCGTAGATCAGTGCCTCGGTGGTGCCGGTGGCCAGAAATTCGGGCCCGGCCCAGAAGAACCAGCCGAGTGTTGCTACCAGGTACAGCAAAGCGCACAGCAGTATCACGGTGAGTTTCATAGCGAACATGGGGTGTCCTTGCCGCGCGGGGCGGCAGAAGGTTGGTTAGGGTTTGGCGGGGAACCACTCGGTGTCGTATTCGAACTGGGTGACGCGTGCGATTTCTATGCTTGGCAGTTCTCGGCGGAAAGTTTCGGTGCCGTATGGTTTCTGCACGTAATCCACGGCCTCTTCCATGAACTTATCCTTGAAGATACGGAGCAGATGGTCGGCAGCTTTCTCGTATTCATCTTCGCGGTAATTCGCAACGCAGATACTTGATCGGCAGACACGCCAGACCGTGCGCTTTGGCTGTGCCTCGGCAGCCTTGATCTTTTCGTCCATTGCGGTGCGGGCGTAGCGCATCTGGTCAAGGGTGAGCGTGGCGACCCAATCGTCGGTGCTGATGCTTTGGGTGTGGCCCTGGGAGCACTTTATTTCAGGCATAACGAATACCTCGCCCGCCGCTCACCGGCAGGCATGTAGCGGGATTGGGGTTAGGGGTAGTTCTTGCTGATGCGCTGAGCGATGGCTTCGAGCTTTTCGGCCATGCTCCACATGTCGTTATTGTCGCGGCGGGATACCACTGCTGCGCGCTGGACGTTGCGATCGATCAGGATCTTGGCTGCCAGCAGGATCAGCCATGCCTCGGCTTTGCGCCGGAAGAAACGCTTCACGACTTCACCGCTGCATGCCATTTTGCTTTGTACTCAGCGATGAAGTCCGCCGGGAATTTCGATACCCAGCCGCAGTAGGGACATTTGAACTGTTCGCTCGTCCAATTGGTTCGCGGCATGCTGCAATGACTGTTGCCGCAGTACGGGGTGTAGCCAGGGCGAGTCATCAAGTTTTCGCGGACTATGCTCATTAATTCGACTCCCCCGCGATTGTTATACCGGCAGCTTTAATGGCCATGAAGCAGCCGTTACGCATGCGGATCTTTGCGTGATGGGCGTCAAGGAAGCTGTCGTCGATGGCGTCGTCCGGCGGTTCCGGGGAAGGGCCAACCGTTGGAAGGTCAACCACCAGGGTTTCGCGGGAGCGCTTAAACCAGTACCAGGCCCGGGCAATGCGCGGCACGCTGTAGCTGTCGCCTAGGCGCTGCAGCTTAATGAATGCCACCGGCACCTTGCCGTTATCGTCGCTGAAGGCTTGTTCGAATTGATCCTGCATTGTCTGCGTCATGGCCTGTGCCCCTTGTAGATGAAGACGTACGCGAACCAGAGGGTGGCGATCATGGCGTCACCCGCTTGAACTCGACCACCCAGACCCACGGGTTGGCTTGCCAGTCGCCGCCGACGGATGACCAGAGCAGTTCGAACGATTTGCGCGGATCAGCGCTGTATGTCTCGATCCCCTCGACGTGCCACCAATCACCAAGTTCGGCATGATCGGTGTAGAGCCGCACGCCCTCGGCCTTGGCCTGCTCTTCGCTGATGTCCTGCAGTCGCTCGACGCGCACCTCGGTGATCTCCAGCAGGATGCGGCTGGCGATACGGGGCATGTGGATGCTTGGCTTCCAGGCGGAGCGATCATCCCCGCCACCGTCGTCGTCACCGGCCCACACTGCCTCGCCGTCGGCGCGGTAGATGGCATGCCCGGAGTAGTAACCTCGCCCAAAAGGCATTTCCCGGATTGGTGTAGCGGGGCGATCAGGCGTCCAGTCGATCATGTTGCCCTGATCATCGAAATCATGACTGATGACGCCCCAGGTCTCGCGCACCCACAGCCGGTCGCCGGGCTGGCCGTGGGGGCAGAAGTCCGTGTAGTACCCAATGCTGTTCGGGTGCAGCGGCCCTTCGCTTGGCAGTTCGTGGCATTCGCCAAGCTGAACGCCGTAGCCTATGTTTTTCAGCGACTGGGCATTGAGTGCCCGCCGCGTGACAGTCTTCCGGCCTTCCAGGATGGCGCGCACCATCGGCGCCGAGAACAGGATCGGCCGTTCCTTTACTTGAGACATGAGTCGTCCTTGCCGCTATAGCGGCTGACTTTGAAGGGGGAGGGGTTACAGGTTTTGCGGGTGGAGTACGGATGTACTCCTATCGGAACTTCAGTCATCAATGCCGGTGTAGGTGCGCCATGGCACCTTCACGCCGTTGACCAGAAAGCCCCAGTCACCGCGCCACTTGCTGGTGATGAACAGGGTGTAGACGCCGCCGGGAGATATCTGGTCGATGCGGTGGTACTCGCCGTGCCGAAGTCGGGCAGTGTCACCAGCCTGTCGATCAGTGTATTCCGTGGCCTCGGCCGAGCCACTGTAGCCGAGCGCCGCAAGCTCCTGATCGAAGCCCTCTATCAAGCGCTGCTCCTTGTACCAGCCGCGCAGGATGATCGTGCGGGCATCCCACGGGTGGTCGTGCAGGTCCCGGTCTTCGTCGGGCCGCATGATGTGGTGCACACGGAACGACCACGGGCACCACCACAGCGCCGGCTTGTGCGTTTCGCGGGAGTAGGGGTTGAACAGCCACCAGCGGCCCATGTACATCTCGGTGCCGTCGGCAGACATGATATGCAGGTACGGGGTGCACTGGGCGCGGGCGATGACCCAGCCGGCAATCGCCGGGCGCGCAAGCAGCTTGGCGACCAGGCGCCAGAACAGGTTGATCACGGGGAGTCCTTGCCGGGCCATGCCCGGGCGGTGGGGTGGGTTGGTTACGTCTTCTGAAAGGTCTTGGTCAGCGCAGCATTGACGCTGTTGCCGCGCTTCAACACGACGCGAGCCAGGGCGGCCCGGTCTTTCTCGCTGTGGCTGGCCTGGCTGAGCAGGCCGAAGTAGCTGTTGGCGGTCTCGCGCAAATCCTCGGCCGGCGCCGCGGCGGTGCGTTTCAGCGCCTGGGCCAGAGACCGCTTGCGGGTGGTACGCCGCCAGGGCTTGATGACGTGGCCAACGAAGTCGACGCCACGATCCACTGGCTGAAGGATCGTCTTCGTGGGGTTCAGCTTTGCGCCGAGCCTGGGCAGGAACGCTTCGACCTGAGACAGCCACTGATTGAGCTGCTGTGGCGACTCATGCAGGAACACGAAGTCATCGACGTACCGGATGTAGTGCTTGGCGCGCAGCTGGTGCTTGGCGAACTGGTCCAGGGCGTCGAGGTAGACGTTGGCGAAGAACTGCGACGACAGGTTGCCGATCGGCAGGCCGAGGTGCGCTGGCTGCGCGACGAGGCGCTTGTGTTGCGGAACCCGGTTGAACAGGTGCGCAGGGCTGCGGGTCTCGTAATCCTCGCGCGGGTCGTGCATGAGGATTTGCGTGGCCAGGGCCAGCCACCACGGTTCGGTGATCTTCGCCACCAGCTGCTTGCGCAGCACCGCTTTGTCGATGGCGACGAAGAAGTTGGCCAGGTCGCACTTCAGATAGAAGACCGGCTTCGACCAGTTCTCGCTGGCGCTGCGGATCTTCGATTCAAGGCGCTTGGCGGCGTACAGCGTGCCGCGCCCTGGAATGCATGCGCAACTGTCCGCTATGAAGCTGGCGTAGAAGCGCGGTGCCACATAGTTGTACAGAAGGTGGTGGACGACGCGGTCCCGAAAGGCTGCTGCCCATACTTCCCGGGCTTTCGGTCGGGTGACCACGAAGCAGATAGATCGGCCTGGCCGGTAAGTGCCGCTGACCAGGTCGTCGTGTAGCTGGATCAGGTTCCGTTCCAGGTCGATTTCGAAAGCCAGCGCGCTGTCGCTGTTGCGCTTGGTGCGCCGGCAGTCGTAATAGGCCTGGACCAGATCCTGAAACGGGTAGGGGCCCAAAGTCGAATCTGCGGACGGGGCGGACACGGAGCTCGTTGTTCTTGTCGTTGTTGTTCTGATTGCCATCATCGAAGTTCATGTTGAATGCGTTGTTGGCTGAGCGCTGCGACCTATCGTGCTATCTACGTCGCCGAGCCGAAGGCATAGCCGATCAGCAAGGAAACTGCGCAGGACCTACACGGACGCTTTAGACCGGCGGTATCCCTTGTGCGCATGGCGGTGACCTATCAGGTCAGCGGCACGACCAGATTCAATTCGCACAGACCAGAAAGCCGTAACCTTCAGGTAGCGGGCGCGGTTGGGGTGTAGCGCTTCCAGGCGTTGGCTTGTTTGCCGATCGAGGCCGTTACCTCGATTGCCTTGGCGTGTTGCGGGACGCTGATGAAGCGGTTGTCTTTGAAGAGTCGCATCAGGAATTCGACTACCTGCACCTTCTCGACCAGTAGGGTCAGGTGAGGGCGCTTGTCCTGGGTGGCGTTGGCACGAGCGATCAGCATCAAGACCTCAATGCATTCGTCGATCACCCGCTTTCCCAGTGACTGCTTCAAGTCGCGCGGGATGTTCCGGGTCAGGGTGGTGGCCATGTGTAGCAGGCCCATTGCCGCGTTGTAGATCGCAAGTTCCGTATGCATTGCCATGTGGCACGCTCTCCAAGAGCAACCGGCCGCAAGCGGCCGGATTAAATAAGCGAATTAATCAATAAGTTCTCTGCGGACGGGGCGGACACGGAGCTCGTAGCTCTTGCCGTAGTAGTACTGACGGCCACCATCGAAGACCATGAAGAATGCGCTGTCGGCTGAGCGCTGCGATGATGACCAGTAGGCGCGCTGCTGGAAGGCCTCAGGCCCGCCGTCGCGGAATGCCTCGTGGATGGTCTGGGCAGGGTCTTGTTCGCTGTAGAGCAGCCCGACAGGCTCGCTGTTCGGGTTGTCGCCGCTGCGTCCGTACTCCCAGTTATCGCCGGTGCCCGGCTTGAAGTGGCGATACTGGAGCTCCTGCACGTCGCGGGCCGGGATTGCCCAGTCGTTGAAGCCGCCAATGTTCAGGTCCATCACCTTCGCGGCCAGCTCGCTACCTGCCGCCGCCATCGCGTGAGTATTGAACAAACTGTCGGTGAAGCTGCCGGCGCCTTCGACTTTCACGCCGTACTTACCCCACTCGCCGACCAACTCGTGCGCGGCGCCGGCGGTGATGTTCAGGAAGCGGGAACCCGTATCGGGGTCGCGGGTGATGCCGGCAATGAAACCGCCACCGTAGGCCTCGCCGATGATTGGGAGGGTTGTTGCCTGTGCGACTTTAGCTGTTGTGGACATGATGCTTCCTCTTTTCGAAGGCAACAAAAAAGGCGCTGTGCGCCCTGGTGTGCCGGATCAAGAACGAATGGTTAAAGGATCAAATAAACAATCTGCGGACGGGGCGGACACGGAGCTCGTTGCTCTTGCCGTAGCTGCCCTGATAGCCATCATCGAAGTACATGCCGAATGCGTAGTAGGCTGAGCGCTGCGAACTCGACCAGTAGTAGCAGTCCTGGGCGAACACCTCGGGGCAGTTCAGCCAGCCCTGATACAGCTCGGCGGCAGCCGGCAGGTAGAAGTCGTGATGACCATCAGCCTGGTACTCGGCACACGCATCAGCCGCTGGGTATTTGCGCTCGTCGTCGTTCCCGATCAGCACCTGGGTGTTGGTGTAGCCGTCGGTCTTGCTCAGTCCTTTGACCTCAACGCCACGACCGCCCCACTCATGGTCACCAACATCCTTGGCCGCGATGATCAGGTAATGTGCTGGCACGTCACCGCTGGCATGAACGAAACCGCCATTGAGGCCGCCCTGGCCCGGCCACGGCTGGCCGATCTCCGGGATAGTGGAAAGCGCTACCGGTTGAACGTTCGCCGCCGGTGGCAACACCTGGGCGAACACGCTGGCAATCGCCAGTTTTGCCAGAGCACTGGATGGCATCTTGATAGACACGTCACCGTGCTTCAGGGTGATCATTTCGGTTTTCATGCGGTTACCTCAGATAGGTAGGCGCCGCCCTCCGGTTACCGGATGCAGCGAGTAGGGTTGGTTACGCGGGCTCTATGATCTCGTCGCCCGGGTCTTTCTGGATTGCGAGCAGGCTTTTATTTCGGAATTCCCGCGCCACGTTTTCGGATATCTCGAATTCGTGGCGCGGCGGATCAAGCAGGTAGGTGGCTTTCGATCCAAGCGCATGCAGGTGATGAATCATCAGCGTCATCGCCTCGCCCTGCTCAGTAATGCCTGACCACTCCATCAGATCGGCCAGGGCCTGCCGGGTTCCTGGGCGAACCCTGAGCCTCAATTCCTCTTCGGCATTCGCCATGCGCTTCCTGGCGGTTTTCGCCGAGCGTTCCTGCGCTGACTTGGCCATGGCCTACCTCTTCTATTCCGCTGGCCGGCAACGCCAGCCAGGTCGGTCTGCGCCGCGCGG